TTATAATGGATGCAATAATTGAGGCGTTAGCGAGTTACGGAATAGCGGGAATCTTCCTTGCGGTATTGGTTTACTACCTTAACAAGTTAACCGACATCCACAGAGATGAGCGCAAGGAGTGGCAAGTGGCCAATGACAAGCACGTTGAGAAGTTCAGCGAAGTGATATCCGAGAATACTAAAGCATTAGTTGAGATGCGTGGCGAACTAAAAGAGAACCGGTGCAAGATGTAGGTGAATGGTGTGCATGGCGGCCAATCAGATGTGAATGCATAGATGGAAATTGCAATGGAAAAAGAAAAGAAACAACCAGGAAAAAGCGCAGCAAAGCAGGCAGCGGAAGTGATCAAGAAGTTTGAAGGCTTTGAACCTGCACCATATCTATGTCCGGCTAATGTGCCGACAATCGGCTATGGCACAACCATCTATGCAGATGGCACCAAGGTGTCAATGGATGATGAACCAATTGATGAAGAAAAGGCAACGGAAGAATTGCTGAACCATATCAAGAAGGTTGAAAAGCAAGTGAATGGTGTCCTGGACGTGAAGCTGAAAGCACATCAGAAGGCCGCATTGATTTCATTTGTTTACAATGTAGGCATCGGCAACTTCAGCAGATCAACATTGCTGCGAAAGGTTAACCATTGCGTGGATGACCAGAACATTCCTGCTGAATTTAGACGATGGACCAAAGGTGGCGGCAAGGTGCTGCGTGGATTAATTGCCAGGCGAGAAGCTGAAGTAAATTTATGGACAGGCAATTGCTGATTCATCTGTTCAAATCTGTGTGGCCTTATTTCGTCACGTTTCTTCTTGGTGTCCTTGTTGCATGGAAAGGATGTGGCACAGGTGCCAAGGTGATTACAGAGAAAATTGAAATTGAAAAGCCTGTTTATCGGACCGAATATGTGGACCGATGGAAGACAGACACAGTTCGATTTGTGGAGCGTGTAACTATCACGGACACGGTCACCAACACCATCATCCAGGAACGTGAAGTTCTGATCATTGATACAGTTCAAATCATTCAAGCATGGCTGACTGAAGTGAACCGATACGACACAACCATCACATTGGCAGATGGCAGCTTGCAGGCCACTTGGTTCAATTACCAGAATGTGACAGAAGAAGCAGCATTCACCTACACATCAAATGTGCAGAAGGCACCAATGTACGGCATTGGACTTCATGCATCCATCGAAGCACAGACTGATTTCAGCGAAAATGTAACACCATTATTGGGAATTGGTGTGCATGGTGACATTCAAAAGTTGTATCTTACGGCCAATTACAAGTTCAATGGTGACCATTATGTTGGTGTTACCGTTGGCCGTAAACTATGGCAGAGATGAGCGCAAACTATTACTATCACACGGATGCTGATGTCCGTAAGCAGATTGATGAACTACTGCACCAGAATGCATTGATTCAATGCAACCTTGGAACAGATAGCACCAAGGAAGAAAGGCAGGAAGCCAAGAAGCAATGGATGGAATTGGCAATGCAGATTCGTGAAATCGATCCAAAGTTCTATCGTGAACGAATTATGGCGCAGCATCAATGAGCAGGTCAAGCATCAAGGGCGAAATCGTCCAAAAGTACCTGGAGCATTGGCCACATCTGCCATCACTATCATTGGCCAAGCTCATATACAAAAAAAATAAATCGGCATTCGTTGACGTGGAGAATGTCAGAACAGTCATCCGATATTATAGGGGGCAGCAAGGTGACTATTGCAGGTCACAATTGAAAAATAAGGAACATATGACAGACGAGAAAGCGCAACAGGCCAAAGCATTGGGAATTGCCAATCCTTTTGGATTGCCAGAATCTGACGAATCAGAATGGGAACCATTCGTGTTGCCGAAAGCTGCAACAAGAATCCTGTTGCTGTCAGACATTCATGTTCCGTATCATAATATTGATGCCATTACCAAGGCCATAGAATATGGAAAGGAACAGAATGTGAATGCCATTGTGTTCAACGGTGACACAGTTGATTGCTATGCATTGTCGCGTTATGAACGTGATCCAAGAAAAAGGTCATTCGCAGAAGAATTGGAAGCCACAAGGCAACTACTGAAGGTGTTCCGAAAGGAATTTGATGGTGTTCCGTTTTACTTCAAACTTGGAAACCATGAAGAAAGATATGAAGCGTATCTGCGAACCAAGGCACCGGAACTGATTGGCACATCAGATTTCACAATGGACCAACTTCTGCGATTCGGTGAACTTGGATGCACATTAATTCAAGACAAACGTGTCATCAAGGCAGGCAAGCTCTCCATCATGCATGGACATGAATTTGGTCGGTCAGTTTTTTCTCCTGTAAATCCTGCACGTGGCTATTACATGAGGGCAAAAGCGTCCGTAATTTGCGGACACAATCATCAAACATCAGAACATTCAGAATCAAATCTGGATGGCAAGGTTGTGACAACATGGTCCACAGGGTGTCTTTCCGAACTTCATCCAGGTTATTTGCCCGTGAACAGGTGGAACCACGGTTTTGCAGTCATTCGCGTTGATGACAATGGTGACTTTGAAGTTGACAACTTGCGAATCATCAAAGGCAAGGTGCGATGATGCAAACAATCATCAATCTGCTGATCATTGCAATGATCCTATTATTCATTGTCATCTTCTGGCTGATGGTCACAGCTTACGTTCTGTGGAAAATCAGCGAAAGGAACAAGGTCATCCAAGATGAAATTTCTGCGTATCACAACACGTTGGTCAACACCGAAGAAATGTATCTACGCATCATCAGAAATCAATCAGATGATGATGAAACGTGGCTGTCTGTTAATTAGTCGTTAAAATTATTGGATTGATTATCAGCACGTTAGCGTTAACGTGTAAAATTTCCCGCGCAGTTATTTGGAAGTTATCAACGTGTTTTTATACATTTACACCATAATCTTAAAACACAGAGAAAATGGCACGAATAGTAAACTGCGTAAGCACAGAAGAACAAGCAATCTTCATTTTGAAGGAGCATGGATTTCAATTGATCACCAACAATTCACAATGCAGGTGTGAATGTGGCCAGACACAGGCTGTTGTTGGTTATTCCGAGCATCACGAACAAGCTGCATTGATTGGCGTGTGCGAATCATGCGGCGATGATGATGCGTTTCACGATGATGTAATCAATAAGTAATCACCATAAATAACAGAGAAGATGAAAAAAACATCGTTAATTGAATGCTACACGGCAGATACAACGTATCTGTCAGGTGAAGCAAAGATGATAGTCCTGGACATCATCACACGAATCGATGCCATTGACCAGATGGGAAAGGTCAATGTGCTGATTTACGCGGACAGTCAGATGGTTGTTGAAAGGCACATCCTTGGGGAAGTGACCAGATGGTTGGCCATGTGGGATGCGGACCATAACCATCACGAAGGTGTCCACACACCAACAGATACATTGCCATTCTATTGGATGTCATTCACATCCGATTATGCAATGCTCACTTTAAAGACAAAATCAGAAATCACTAATCAATAATTAATAATCAATAATCATGAACAACACAGATCGAGAAGTTCTAAAAAAATTGGCCGCAGAGAATGGCCTAACTGCTGACCATTTCTTCAAATCGCCACAAGGTTTTGTGATAATCACAAGACAAGGCATTGAACGCATTCAGCAGCATCGTGGCATCCGTGTCCGGTATGAAATGGTTCACATGACAGATGACTGCAAGCACGTTGTCATCAAGGCAATTGGTGAAATGGCAGGACCAGATGGTCACACCATAACAGTTGAAACCTATGGCGAGTCTGCACCAGATAACACACGTCAAAAGTATCCTGTGGCAATGGCTGAAAAGCGTTCATTGTCACGTGTATGTTTAAAGTTGTCCGGATTCTATCAGCATAATGTCTACGGACAAGACGAATCTGATGATTTTTCACCAAACAAAACAATTTTTCACCAAACAAAAACCAAGTAATCATGGACATCTTTGAAGAAACAAACGAATTGCAGCGAACTGAAGAATGGTTCGCGCAAAGATTGGGCAAGTTCACAGCATCACGATTCGGTGATTTGATGACATCTGGACGTTCAAAGGCTGACATCTTCGGACAAACAGCCATCAGTTACATGATGGAAGTAGCAGCAGAGAAGTTGACAGGCCAACGTGTGCAGATTTTTGGCGCAGCATTGGATCATGGAAACGAATACGAATCTGTGGCCAAAGCAGAATACGAAAAGCGGACAGGATTCGAAGTTGAAGAACTTGGATTCTGCGAAATTTCAGACTATTCCGGAGGCTCTCCAGATGGAAAGGTCAAAGGCACAGATAAGTTGATTGAAATCAAATGCCCATACAATACAGCCAATCACTTGAAGAACGTCATCAACCAGGACATTGACAAGAAGTATCTGTGGCAGATGCAAGGTTGTATGTTGGCTACAGGTGCCACATCATGTGACTTCATTAGTTTTGATCAAAGGATTGAGAATGAAGCATTCAGAATGGTCATAATCAATGTTCCTGCAGATGTTGAAATGCAGCAGCAATTGGTTGAAAGGTTGGCGTTGGCGAAGGATTACCTTGATAATATTCTGAAGCCATGAAGATCACGTTATCACCGAGAGAATTAGCAATGTGCGACATGATCGCATCCATGCGATTCTGGCAAGGATGTGGCACCGATTCAACCATCATTGATAAACGGAAGGCAAGCAGGATTGGATTCACGGCTGAATACGCATTCAGTAAGCAATTCAATCTGCACCTGGACATAATCAGCAATCTGGAAAAAGATTCGTTCGATTTCATCAGTAGCAATGGCGCGACAATTGACATCAAAGCAACTGACCGAAAGGATGGCAACTTGGTTGTTCCGAAGCTGATGCATGATGTCTATGTTCTGGCCATTGTAGATGGCAGCACAGTTGACCTTGTTGGATATGCAACCAAGGAAATGATTGAAGAAGCAGGAAGAAAGGACCTTGGAAATGGTCCTGTTTGGTTCGTTGACCGTAAAGACTTGAAGACATGGTGAACGCGAACGACAAGGGCAAGAGATTCGAGCGCAAAGTGGCCAAACTGCTGAATGAACAATTCGGCACCAACGTCAGAAGAACACCAATGTCTGGCGGCATGACCATCAAAGGTGACATCATTGACCTTGATGGACCATTGGCACAGTTCAGTTTTGAATGCAAGAACCAGGAAAGGCTGAACATTTGGTCAGCTTTAAAACAAGCACAGGATGATGCGGCCATTGATGGCCGTATCCCTGTTGTTGTGTTCACAAAGAACCATCAGCCAGACTACGTGGCAATGAAGTTTGAAGATTGGTTGGACATTATCAAGCAGCTTTGAATTTCGTATCTTTAAACGAGTTATTAACAATTAAAAACACAGAGAAGTGAAGACAGAATTAACTGAAATTGAAAGGGAAAGCATTGACAAATTGGTCTCTGTTTACCGACAGGAACTTGTTGACCATGTGATGAATGCGCCAATTGTCAATAGGCAAGGTGTCAACATTGAGAATATTACAAATACTGTTCTGCGTTACTACGGAGTTACACGTGATAGTCTCTATTCCAGGGACAGGAAGGCACACATTGTGAAGTGTAGGGCGGTAGTGTTCTGGCTATTGAGACAACCAGAGATGGAAACAGGCCTATCATTAACACGGATTGCCGAAATAGCATTCATGAACCATGCGTCTGTCATCCACAACATCAAGCGAATTGACAATGAACTGCTGTTTGAAGACAGATATACAGTTGCTGAATTGACAGAAATCCTGCGTTCCCTTGGATTCCGATTCTTCAAACAAGGCACTAAATTTATCATCAGATGAGAGACAGTTTCATATTCTACAGGTCATTCTTCGAAGCTGCTGAAGATCTGTGTCCGGAAGAGAAATGCGCCATGTTTGATGCCATTTGTGACTATGCTTTAAACTTCGTGGAACCATCGTTGGAAGGCACACCAAAGTTGGCATTTCGGTTGATCAAGCCACAACTTGATGCAAACATTGCAAGATTCAACAATGGACAAAAGGGCGGAAGACCAAGTTCAAATAAAACCAAACCGAAACCTAACCATAACCTAACTAAAACCAAAACAGAACCTAACCGAAACCAAAGTAAAACCAAACCAAAACCATTGACAGACTTAGGTTCTACAACTGAAAAACCTAATGTAAATGTAAATGGTAATGTAAATGGTAATGTAAATGGTAATGATAATGAGAATGGAAATGTCAATGTTGTTGGCGCACCATCATTGGATGAAGTTAGAGAATGGATGTATCATTGCGGATGCAGGAGTCAGGACGAAGCTGACAAGTTTTGGTATTACTACGAGTCTAAAGGTTGGATGGTTGGACAGGTGCCAATGGCAAATTGGAAGGCAGCGGTTCTATCCTGGATAAAACGAGCAAAGGAGAAAGGTGACGATGTCAATGGATTCAAGTTTGACTTTGAAGTTGAACAATTAAAGCTGAACCAATGAGACACGGCTCACTATTCTCTGGAATTGGCGGCTTCGATTTAGCTGCCCAATGGATGGGTTGGACCAATGTCTTCCATACTGAATGGAACGAGTTCGGCCAGAAAGTTCTAAAATATCATTTTCCTAATTCAATAAGTTACCATGACATCATCAAAACAGACTACACTATTCACAACGGAGACATCGATATCATCACAGGCGGATTCCCATGCCAACCATTCAGCAATGCAGGAAAACGAAAAGGCACCGATGATGAACGCTATCTGTGGCACGAAATGCTGCGAGCAATTCAACACATTCGACCAACATACGTTGTGGCAGAAAATGTTCGTGGATTACTTACTATCGATGGCGGTCTGGTCTTCGAGCAGGTGTGTGCTGACTTGGAAACTGAAGGCTACGAAGTACAACCGGTATTACTGCCTGCTGCAGGTGTCAACGCTCCACATCGAAGAGACAGAATCTTCATTGTTGGATATGCTGCCAAGACCAACATCACATCAGCAGCAGACGAAATTCAAGCAAGGCGGAACGTGTCTGCAAGCACACGTGACACAGAACCTGCTGCCAACACCAACAGTGAACGATGGAAAGAATGCAACAATGCCAATCAGTCAAACAAAAAGAGCAGACAACCTGACCAAGCGATTCCATCACTTGAAAGATGGCAAAAATTCCCAACTGAATCCGCGATTTGTGGCGGAGATGATGGGCTTCCCACCAGATTGGACCATATTACCTTTCCAAAGTGGCGAAACGAAAGCATAAAGGCATACGGCAATGCTGTTGTTCCACAGTTAATTTTGCCTATCTTTCAAACGATTGAAAAACTACACAGAGAAAAACCATGATTCAACAAGTAACTATTCACAAGCTGCCATTGTTGGTGGGATGCAAGCCATTCGAAAGAAACCAGAATGGTCAGATGCTGATTGACATAATCGCAAGATTCGTGGATGCTGAATTTCCACACATTGATGATTTCAAATTGGTCACAGCATTTCAGAAGGCTGCATCTGGCAGTCTGTCATTGAACAACAAACCATTGACATTGTCAACCTATGGTCAGCAATTGTCACCAAAGGTAGTTGGCGAAGTTCTGCGAGCATTTCAGCAGACAGAAAGAACCAAGGCATCACAACCAACATTTCAACCAAAGCAATTGGAAGCAGCTTCTGATCCGATTGATGCGCCATTCATGTATGATTGGACGATCAACTACATCCAGGAAAATGGCAGATTGCCAGAGTTCCCAATGTGGGGACTGTTATATCAATACCTACTTGAAAGGAATGAAGTGAAGGCATTGCCTAACGAAAAGCCACAAGGTAGATTTGCATTGATGCAGGAAGATAACAGGTATCAGCAGACTGTGACCAAATGGTTCCGGACGAATGGTATTGTTTAAAATCGTATATTTGTAGAAATCAATTTTTAAACACAATGAGTGAAGAAAAAACAATCTACTGTGGCAATGGCCAGAAGAAAGGTGACACATGGATGAAGGCATCCATCTGCCTGGACAAGATTCCATCTGAACACACGTTTGTCTACAACGGCAAGAAGTATGTGAAGGTAAACATCAACTTGCGTGATCAACTTGATGACTACGGCAATGACGTGGCAATTTCCGTTGACACATGGAAACCAGAGAAGGAAGGAAGCGTTAAAGAAAAGGTTGTGGCTAAATCGAAAGCACAGGCCGCAGCCATCGGAAATGATGACCTGCCTTTCTAAGCATCAAGCAGCAATTGACCTGTTGGCGGATGATGAACTGCGTGAATTGGCAGTTCGCATCTGTCATGGTCATGCTGATGACCTGATCCAAGAAGTTGCAATGGTCATCCTAGAAATGGATGATGACAAATGGACCAATGTCAATGATGGCGGCTATCTGCGTTACTACGTAGTCAGAACCATGATGACAATGGCAACATCACCAAGGTCTACATTTGCACGTAAGCACGGCCTATTTGCACACAGCACAGATATGCCAGACGTTGCCGATGATGCTGAAGGTTACGATTGGGACCAGGAAGATGATATGATGATCATAGAAGCATTGTTGGACAGCTATCATTGGTATGATAAGGAAGTGCTGCGGTTGTGGCTCCAAGAAGGCAGTTACAGGAAGGTCGGCAAGAAGGTCGACATTCCGTTCAAATCAATTGGCAACTCGGTCCGGAGAACTTTGGACCAACTAAAGGAAGACTATTATGGAATTATTCTGCAACGCTGCATCAGCAGCGGTCATAGGGTCACTACTGACCGAAGTGATAAGCATCCAGACATACATTAAGCAATGGCTGAACATTGATGAATGGGCATCCATTAAACCATTCGATTGTTCATTGTGTCTGTCATTCTGGATTGGATTGGGTGTTGGAGCAGCAACGGCTGAAGCTGTCTGGCCATCTGTCCAGGTGGCATTGATGGCTGTTTTGATAGAACGGATTCTTTACAGATTCAAAATCTTCTGGATGCCATGAGCAGTAAAATAGTCAAACTAAATGGCCACAAACTGAATACTGATAAGATAACGAAAAAGGTCAATTCAATCATTCGGTCAATTGAAAGATTGGAAAGGCTGAACCAAAATAAGTGAAATGACCTATTCATATAAATGCCAAGGGAAATGCAAGATGGTCCAGGACTATGTGCATGGAATGAACGAAGAGCCAACATTCACCTGCTGCGGAAAGGTGATGAAGAAAGTATTCACCAAGCCAATGGCCATAGTTGGTGCCAATACCGGTGGCCGTAAAGGAATGTGATATGGACAAAAATCAAATTTTGCTATTTATAAACGAACACCTTGATCAACTTCAATTGATGGCGGCAAGGAAGTTCAGCGGAAGATTGACCAAGAATGAAGTGAAAGACTATGAAGAAACATACAAGGCTATTCACGGCAATGCGCGTGTGTGTTTCACTTGCGGAAGTTCTGCACAGACAATGGCGAGGGTGATGCTGAAATTTGCTGAAGAAAATAAACCAACGCCAAAGCCAAAGCGAAGAAGGAGAAAATGAAGCAGAACAAGAACCATGAAAACTATGGCGTGTATGTAACCCACAACACATACACCATGAAGTGGCACGCATTCAAGCGAGAAGATGCCAACAAGTATTGGAACAACGAAGGAAATTTCAAGCAAGGCATTGGTTCAACGGCTGAAGAAGCATTGG